ATTTAACTTCGACAATAAAGGCATGAACATTTTGTGTGAGGGGTACGCTACGGCATTAAGCATTCGCATTGCGATGAAGCAAATGAAGAAGCGGTATAACTTGCACGTATGCTTTTCTGCCGGCAACATGGTGAAGGTGGCCGCCGGTCTGGAGCCAGGGCTAGTGATAGCGGACAATGACGAGTCAGGCACAGGGGAGCGGGTCGCTAAGGAAATTGGCTGGCCGTATTGGATGAGTGACATGGTGGGCGAGGACGCCAACGACTATCATCAGCGCCTCGGTTTGTTTGCATTCACGCAGAGTCTTACGTCAATGCTCAGTCGTAGAACGGAAAGCCTGACCCATTGACAATTGGCCTTCGGTAAAAACGGACACGGCATTGAGCGACTGCATGATCTCTATTCCAAGTGAGAGACAGCGGTCACCCTTGCCTGACCAGTCTGAGATTACGCGCACGTTCCCATCCTCATCTTCTAGGATGTGGACGGAGAACGTGGCGGGGTGGTTATTATTCATGCGCGTAGTCTAACAGTTCATCAGGCACTTCTACTTCGAGCCCTAACCTGCTTGCCACATAGCAGCGCATCGCTGCAATCAACGGGCTTTCACCTCGCATACTTATGTATCCATCAGGCACATCATCTGCTATCTCGGCAGTCCATATGTCCTGTTCATTCGTGATGTTGATCCAGTTTAGTTCAATAATTTTGCCACCTTGCATCCAATTGTCCGTTGGTTCAAAGTCAATATTAAACTCATCAAAAAAACAAAGCCTGTCCCAGTCCCAACTACTATCGATGGACAGTCCTTCGCATTTGCCTACTGCCCAGTCAAGTAAATATCCCTTTAGTTGTGCTGTTTTCATTGTGTGATCCCCTAAAAATTCCATTGATCGGCCATTGCTTTCGCAATACCGGCATAAGTTGTCGACCGAATCTTCCAACGGTCTGCGCTTGGTGGTGTCTTATCCTGTCCGTAGTTATCGCATTGGTTTGACCATCGCTCGACCACTTTACCGCTCGGCGTGGTGACCATACGGCCAGCGATCCGCTCCGTTGGAACTAATGGAGGCAGGTTCTTTAACCACAGGCAGGTTTGTTTGCTTGCATCATCGCCGAACATATAGGGTTGAATGATTTGGTCTGGCTTTTTTATTTGCGTGGATATGCAGCCGACAGGATTCTCGAGCGCGATTCGTTCTATCGGTGCATTCAGTAGCAAGCGGATAAAGTCTAGAGCCTCATCTGTCAAAGCTTGGCGGCCGGCAACGCGCTTATTCCAATGCAAACCGCTCGAACATAGGTAAGTGCAGGGAGGGTGGGCGATCATCAAATCCCAGTCATTGTCTAAGATATTGCGAACGTCACCCTTGTAGTGGTCGCCCGAGTTCAAGCTTTCACAATCCAGAAGGTCACAGGAGACGGCATAATGCCCGCGATCTAAGAAAGCATCGCGGACTACGCCGGAATATTCACAGGCGATTAGGACTCTCATTCGATAAGCCCCTCCCAGATGCGGCAGTAGCCTACCAACCACCCGAATTGAAACTCCGTTAAGTTGTCGCGCATGATTAGGTCATCCGCACTATCGAACGGCAGGTCATTGTCGCGGCAGAACCGCAGTAACTCGCGGCTCATCACAATTGCAATGTATTCATTTCGCTCGTTATTCATCTGAATTAACCTCCATTTCTTCTGCAATCCATGCCATAGCGGTGCATATATCGCTCCACTCGGCATCGTATTTTGCGTCTCCCTCGGGTATGCAGTTATCGCGGTATTTAAACAGCGCGTCCCAGATGGTTTCCACCCATGTATCTTTATCATTTGCTCTAAGTATCATTTTGTACCCCTTTCAGCGCAGACAACTACAATTCCAGCCTGTAAAAAGCCGGACAGAATCAAAAGCATTTGCTGTATATAACGACCGTCATCATCCCACCCGAGCATAATTCCGACTAAAGAGGCGGCAGTTAGTGCAACTGTATAAATGTGATTATTCATAGGTAACCTCAAATTGATTTGAAATATTTAATCCACGCTGCAATAGTTTCTTTATCGATAAAACTATTATCAAGGTCGGCTATCAATTGCAAAACCTGCCGCGCTTCATCATTGGTGAGGCTGTCGTCAACCTCTTGAATATCGGTGAAGTGGAAATTTAGTTTGATTGTTATTTCATCTGGTAAATTATTCATAGCAGTACGCTTTCACAATAGGAAAAGAAAGAAAAAAAAGAGCCAGAGCAAAACAAAACCAATTGCACCGGCCAAAATTTCAAGTAAGGTATTCATATGGTGCAGCATCCGCAACAGGGAGCGTCCTCACACCGGCCGCGATTATTCCGGTAAAAAGTTTTCGCCCCTTGCTCACCTATAAGCGTGATCGACGCAACACCCGAAGGTGCGCGCTTGATCAGTACAGCGCGGCCGCGAGACCATTCGATTAGATCGCCGGCTATGATGCGAGCGCCGGTAGTAGCACACCGGCCGGCGTATTTTGCTGTTATGGTTGCCATCAATAGTCCCTTCCCTTAATTTGTACAAATCCGTTTTGCTCTTTGCGAGCTTTTCCCTTGGCGTAAAGCGCAACTACTACACCGGCCGGCTCGATGTGACGCACATCCGTATCGTCGCCGTCGATAACAGTCCATCCGCGAAAAGTTTCCGGTATATCCGCACGGTTCTGAAAAACCACGGCCGTGCGCTGATTTGCTGTATTAGTCAGTCCTTTAATGCTTATTACTTTCGGCGTAATAGCCGAGAATGAATAGGTAAGGTCATAATTACCGGCCGTTTTGCCGTCCAGATTACGGCTTGGGTGCTTCGTGTAGTCATAAAAAGTAATATCAGGGAAAATCTGGAAAATCGTTTTTCCGTCGATTTGGATATTCTCAAATGCGATGTCAGAAGTACCATTGGGTCGGACTAGTGGAATTAATCCTAGTTTTTCGGCTCGGCGCTTATGCGACCATATGTCAGCACATAAGGACAGCATGAAAGCGCGCTGGTGTTCTTTAAAGAATCGGGTTTTGGCCGCTCTAGCTCTTTGGGTACTATTAAAAGCACCTCGGCCGGCCGTATTAAGACAGCCGTCAAAACAGCCGGCTTGTATAGCGAAGGGACAAAGCTTTGCATCTGGGACTAGGTAACATATCGCTGTCAGATAACCTATTTTCTGACCCTTGATTGTTTTTGCGCTTGATTCACCTAAGATCGGCCGGTACGTCAAATGCTCGGCTTTTAATTGTGCTTTGTAAGGGTTTTGCATTATCGGCTCCGAATTAATTAGATTGAGGAACAAAGCAACCATTGATTACATCTAGATACCTAAACAATCCTGTCTCCTTAATGATGTCAGCGATCTCATTTGCTGTTTTTTTGGTTGTCGCTGATCGCTGAAGTATTTTTTCTTTCTTTGCTGCGTATCTAGGATCACGTGCGGCCATTGCTACAAAACGATCTACTTGTTTGTTGGTTGCTTTGTTCATTTTTCTCGCTCCTGTGGTTATGGTCTCGTCAGTACTGTAATAAACAGCAGAGCGGATATAAATCCGCTTTCGACCTAGTTATTTGGTTTTTTTAGTTATTTTGTTTAAATGAGTAAGCCGGTGCTTTAAAACAGCTTTTGCAATTTGACCCATGTTGCCTTCCATTGCTGGCATGTCGTACAGCGTATTTTTAAAGCTTACGCACATTTGAAAACCACATAAAATTGCAACTGTCTCTTGCTCTAATTCGCTCAGTTGGTTAAATAATGTATTCATTTTTCTCGCTCCTGTTATTAAGTTAATGATTGTCAGTGCATGGTTATTCTCTCGAATAATCGGATGCAATGCAATACCTCTCAGCAAATAAAGTATTGTATTCATTGATTGTATTTTCTTATCGTCGGCCAGGCTTTGATTGCTTTTCTCTATTTGTTCCCCCTATAATGCGCACGTCAGCGCCGGCCGCGCGCACAAGTAATCCCGAAGGGAATCGGTACAGCATGAAACAAGTAACTAGGAAAGAACTAAGGGAAGCAATAAGCACTAAGGGAATAGAACCGTCCTTACGTTTAGGCCGTACTGGACTAACAGCAAAGCAAAAGCGATTCGCTGAGGGTTTGGTATTAGAGGGTTTAACCGGTGCTGATAGTTACCGGCAAGCATACAACGCGAAGGGAAAGCCGAAAACTGTCGGGAACCATGCAAGCGCGCTTAAGCAGCATGAGGGAATCCGGCGGGAAATTGAAGCGCTCGAACTAGCAAAACAAGTGAGTACATTGCATTCAGCCGAAGCTTTGAGGTCACTTGTTATTTCGACGCTCACAAAAACCATCATTGACGAGGACACAAAGCCGGCGACTCGCATTCAGGCCGCGAAGATTCTCGGACAAGTAACTGAGGTATCAGCATTCACTACGCGCTCGGAGGTAACAGTAGTTCAGGACAGCGGAGCGATTCGCTCGCAGATACTCGATCAACTGAAATCGATGATGCTATCAAGCGATGATGCTGTAGACGTCGACGCATCCGACCTGCTGACCGAACTGGTAGGCGCTGACCCCACCGTACCCCCACCCCCCGAAATGCAAAATGGGACTCCGGCTACCGACCTGCATACTATTCCACTCGAACCATCCCAATCTTTTTCCGATTCTGAGGAAGACCCCCCCTTGTCCGAGGATTTGCCTACCCCCCAGGGGGATATATTTTTGGAGAAAGGGAAATAGTTATCAAGTGGTTACTGGCAAGTTTTGCCAGTAAGCGTTTGACAACA